ATCATGATAAAATATTTTTTATACCCACAAACAGGAGCTCCTGTCCCAGTTTTATTAAACGCTAATAATGTTGAGTCTATTGAGCAAACTTCAACAACCCAAACTTCATTTTTTTATGCTGGAGCAGCGGCTGCTGATAAAGTTACTATTACTCATGCAGCAGATGCCTCTGGAGTAGCAGTTCAAAATTTCTTTATATCTGCGCTTGTAACTTTAATGAGGACTTCTTATACCAATGCTGCTCCTTTGTTAGCGCCTCCAATAGAAATAACAGGATTAACATGGTCTTAACTTTAACATAGTTAATACATAAAAGTAAAAGGGGTCAACTAAAATTGACCTCTTTTTTTTTTACTTATCTTTGTGTAAAAGAATAACAATGATAAATTCTGTACGGAATACAGTTTTAGCAATAATTAATAAAAACAATTACGGTTATTTATCCCCTAATGATTTTAACCTATTTGCTAAACAAGCACAATTAGATTTATTTGATGAATATTTCTTTCAATATAACCAACAAATTAATGAAGAAAATGCTAGATTATCTGGCACTGGATATGCAGATTTAAAAAAAGGATACGAAGAAGTAATTGATTATTTTTCAGTTACACAGAATTTAACTCAAAGTGCAGCAAACATTTATTTTTTGCCATCAGAAGCAACAACTGGTTCTGAGTATTATCTTATAAATGAAATAAGATGTTCTACGGGTGGTGTGTTTAAGGGTATTGCAGAAACAGTATCTAATAGTAAAATAACACTTTTAAACAATTCTTTGCTTACTGCTCCTTCAACAACTTATCCAGCTTATACTCAAGAGGCAGACAAAGTTACTGTATACCCTATTTCTTTTAATGGAGCAACTGACGTAAAGTGTCAATACATAAGATACCCTAAAGATCCTAAATGGACTTATACCACTATATCTAATGGAGACCCTATTTTTAATCAAAGTCAATTGGATTATCAAGACTTTGAATTACCACTAGATGATGGAAATGACTTAGTTTCAAAAATATTACAGTACGCTGGTATTCAAATAAGAGAAGGAGATGTATTTAAATTTGGTCAAGTTGAAGAGCAAACGCAAAATAAAGAACAATAATTATGGCATACATAGATCAAAAAAAGTATTACACTAATGATGCAGTTGCTCCAACAGATTTAAATTGGGGTTCGTATCAATATGTAAGTTTAGCAGATATTGTTACTAATTTTTTGTTAATGTATGATGGAAATCATTCTTTAATAAACAATGAAGAAAGATATAAGATCTTGTTTCACGCAAAACGTGGAATACAAGAATTAAATTATGATGCTTTTAAAGAAATTAAATCTTTACAGTTAACTGTTTATTCTGATTTAAGATTTGTTCTGCCATCGGATTATGTAAATTGGGTAAGAGTATCTTTATTTAAAAACAATACAATAAGACCTTTAGTTGAAAACATACAAGTACAATCTGCTTTATCATATGTTCAAACAGCAACAGCTGATTTTACTTATGACGCTGACGACAATGTTAACACGCAGACATCAAGCTTAGATACTTCTAGAACAGATGGATCATTAAATAGTATTTATTTAAATCAAGCAACGTTAAGTGATGCAGAAACTCAATCTTATGATAATAATTTTTACGACACAAACATTGGTGCTAGATATGGTTTAAATACTGAAACAGCCAATATGAATCCAACTTTTACCATTGATAAAAAAGCGGGTGTTATTAATTTTAATTCTACTATGGCTAATGAAGAATGTATATTAGAGTATATTTCAGATGGCATGGAAGGTGGTGATGATTCTTTAATTACAGTAAATAAATTATTTGAAGATTATGTTTATGCTTATATAAAATATTCTATACTTAATAGTAAATTTGGAGTGCAAGAGTATATAGTAAACAGAGCTAAAAAAGACAAAACTGCATTATTGCGTAATGCAAAAATAAGATTAAGTAATATTCATCCAGGGAGATTGTTGATGAATATGAGAGGTGAAAACAAGTGGATAAAATAAAATGGCTAGAACGCAAAGAAATTTTATTGCAGGCCGTATGAATAAAAGTCTTGATGAAAGGCTTATACCAAATGGCGAATATGAAGATGCACTTAATGTTCGATTAGGTTCGACTGAAGCATCTGAGATTGGATCTGTTGAAAATGCAAAAGGAAACACTCAATTATCTGCATTATTTTTTTTAGATCTTCAAGCTTTAAGTTCTCAATCAAGATGTATTGGCGCTTTTGAAGATGGAGCAAACGAGACCGTATATTGGTTTGTTCATGATCCAGCTTTTACATTGACCGATACGGGTAAATGTGATATGATTGTTTCTTATAATACCCGCAGAGCACAAGTAACGTATCACGTAGTAAGCACTGACGATGGAAGTGGAATTAACACAACTTTAAATTTTAATCCTGAGAATCTAATAACAGCTATTAGTTTAGCGGGAAACATGTTATTTTTTACAGACAACTTAAATCCGCCAAGGTTTATTAATGTAACAGATAGTTATGGAGAACCTACAATAAATCAAGGCAGCTGGACATTTAAAGCTGGAAAATCAACTATCGGTGGAAATGATTTCATAGGTTTTCATCGAGGAACTGTATTGGGATGTCCAACACCCATTAGTCCTATCGGTGAAGGTGTTTCTCCAACAACGACGCAAATACCATTACCGGGTGTAGATTGTTATACGGCATTAGGAATACCCATTACAAAAGGGTATGGTATTCAAGGAATTAACACAGCTATTGATTTGGCGTTAGTTCAGTTCTCTACCGATGTTTCAGGAAACACAACCACGATGGGTCTTATAAACTCAAACACTATTCTCAATCCAGGGAGCGCTAGTATGTTGGGTACTATAAAAGGAGACAATGGATCTTCTGGAACTTGGGCGGTAAATTATTCACCAATACTTCCTTATACTGATGGTAATGGAAATACTCAGCAACCAGAATCAGGTGGATTAGTAAATTTACAAGGTATTACATTACAAGACGGAGTAACTTATACATTAACAAGTTAGATATGGCATCATATATAGATCAGTTTAGCGCAGAATCATTGTTGGTTATAAAAAAACCACCTAATGCTGCACCTTCTATTGTGCCATTTAAAAGCAACGGCGACAATAATTTTTTAGAAGATAGATTTATTTGTTTTGCATATCGCTATGAATATTCAAACGGAGAGTTTTCTGCAACTTCACAGTTTAGTCCTCCGGCATTTATATCAGGCGTTTTTAGATTTAGCATAGGAAGTTTTTTAAACAACGGAATGTTAAATACAGCAAATGCTGTAAACATTACTTATGACACAGGAGGTCCTTTAGTCAAGGGCATTGAGCTTTTATTTAAAGAAATAAACGATCCTACAATAAAAATTATAGAGCGTATAAACAAGCTAGACGCAGGTTTTGCGGATAACTCACAAGCAGTTTATACTTTTGAAAACCAAAAAATATTTACTGTATTACCTGAATATGAAATATTAAGATTATATGATAATGTTCCGTTGACGGCTAAAGCTCAAACCTTGCTGGGCAATAGAATGGTTTATGGAAATTATATTGAGGGGTATAATTTAGTAGATCGGTTTAACAATGCTGTTCAATATAACTTTTCATCTGAATTAAAAACTGCTGAAGTTGGTTTATTAGATGTAACAACTACAACGGATGGTGCACAGTATTCAATTGATGCATGGATTAATATACCTAACTCACAGTTTGTTATTGATCTAGGGAATATAGATCTTGTCAAAGGAGCATTTATAAGTTTTGATATTTCAATAGACCATAATTCTTTTGGTGGACAAGCTCCATTTCCAACAGAAACCACAAATCTACAGACCATAAGTTTTAGTTATTTACTTCAACAAAATTTTACTTCTGTTTTTGCTTTAGCTACAGATTCTGATTTTATAGAAAAAATAGGTACAGCTGCTAATATACAAACTGTTGCTAATTCTTGTAATGGGAACACATTTACAGATGAGTTTAATTGCGCTATACCAAATCAGTTAGATGCGTATTTAAAAAAAGCTAGTGGAATAAGTGCCGTTGATCAAGGCATCAATATATTTGCTTCAACAAACAGTACCGATGTAGGCTTTCAGTTTCCTTCTATGCAGTTTGTGGACAATATTAATGCACCTACTCAAACGTTTTACGAGTACTATAGCATAGTTAGTTCTAGTGTATTATATACAAAAACATCAAACAATTATAGCTTACATAGTAACAGAGGATATGAAATAGGTATTGTCTATATGGATGAGTTTAATAGGTCTAGCACAGCCCAAGTTAGTCCTTTTAATACCACTCATGTTGCTTGTGGAAATTCTGCATTTATAAATTCTATTCAAGTAACTATACCAGGTGGTGGAATTATTCCTGCACAGATTGCTCCGTTTTGGGCTAAGAGGTATAAGTTTGTTATTAAAGCAGATAAAGACACTTATAATACGATTTACACTAATCTATACTTTGAAGATCCAGATAGTAATGTAGTTTACTTTTTACTAGAAGGAGAAAATGCTAAAAAAACAGAAGAAGGTGATCGATTGATTGTAAAATCTGATACTAATGGAGCATTAAGACAATGTGCCTTTACAACGGTTTTAGAGAAAAAAAGTCAAACTGCTGATTTCTTAAAAATACCTGATCCATTACAACCGAGTGCTACTGACAAGTTTATAAGTATTCCTTCAGGGGTTTACATGAAGTTAAATCCTAATAATTTTTCTGTACAAAATGATTCGTCTGCCGGAGGTAATATTGTTTCTGGTCCTTTAAGATCCGAAACAGCCGATAGATCTGCAACATACCCTGTTGTAAGTTATCCTGTAACGGTTCCAAATCCAACGGGTTCTGGAGCAACAGCAAATATAGATTATACTCTTCCAGCGGGAAGTAGAGTGTTAATTGAATTTCAACAGTTTCGATATGGTACTGGAAGTCAGTGTGAACAAAGACAATATGATTTAACTTTAGATTTAGAAGCTTCAGATAATTATGCTAATTTTAAAGAGTTTTTTGATGGAGAAAATGTTGGATCTTTATTAGACAATGGAACATCTTG